CGCGACTCTATGCGGTTTTTGTGGTCTTTGCAAGCCTGTGCGGACAAATTCCGTCATTCATACGCTTGCCGTGCTGGCAATTCGCGCACAGAACCTGGTAGCCGGGCGGATAGTTGTTGGCGTAGATATGCCGGTACGTGACGTAGCCAGCGGCGGTCTGCCGACCACCAATTGCGCGGCGGTCCTCAGCACCATTGTTTCGGATGTGGTCGAGCGTCAGGAAAAATCGCTCCGTTTCACCACAGCACGCACACCGGAAGCCTCCGTAGGCTTCGAACACAGCTTCCTTGATGACCGCGCGTTTCCATTTCCCGTAATCGCGATCCCAGGCGCGCGCCTCATCGAGCCGCTTCAACCGATTCGCCTTCGTGCGCAGTCGAAAGCAAGTTTTGCACTGTGATTGGGGATAGCCTTGACTGCGCATATAAAACTCACTTTGCCTCTGAGCCCGCCCACATTTCGTGCAAATCTTTTTCATAGAACCAGTTTACCATAACTCCGCAAAAAAAGGGCGCCATCCCAACGCCCAAGGAGCTGCCACGGAGTAAAAATCAGCGAATGCGTCCGGCCTTCCTGGCCGCCTTGTAGTCGGAGTAACTACCAGTCACGTTGCCTTTTTCGTCCAGGATCGATGACGGCGCGCTCGAGCCGGTGCCGGCCACGGTCGTGATCGGCTCGGGCGGCTCCTGGGCGCGGCGAACCGGCTTGGCTGCAGCCGCGGCTTCCTTCTCGCCGGACTTTTTGTCCACGACTACTGTCGGCTTGCCCATCTGCTTCAAGATCGCATCCTCGATCTTGTCGAACTCGCGGATCATCTTGGTCGGCGTGAGCTTCATCAGGCGCTGATGCTCCTCCGGATTTAGCGCCAAGTAGTACGCCACCCGCGGGCCGATCTCGCTCTCGAAAAGTGCGCCAGAGAGCTCGCGGGTCATGCCGGGCGGTGCGCTATTGACGACCTCATCGTAGTCATCGATGTCGGCCCGAGTCTTGTCCTCGCGCGTCTTCCAGGATTTCGCGTTCTGCTCTCTTTGAGCGTCTTCCGCGGCCTTCCTCTCGTCATCCTTGCGCTTGGTTTCGGCCTCATCTCGCTCCCTCAGCGCCTTTTTGACCTCGAAGGCGCTCAGCGCCTTGGCAAATTCGAAGGCATCCTTGAAGTTTTCGGGCCTCGGTTCCGCGTCGGCCGGCTTGGCAGTCGTCTTCAGCGCCTGCAACTCGGCCTTTAGGCGCACGGCCTCGTCCCTGGCCTCTTGAGCTTGGCGTTCGGCCTCCTTCCGGGCGCCAGTCAGCTCCGAAAAGCGCTGCTGGATGCCGTTCTTGCGCGGCTCAGCATGTTCGTCGGCTTCGGGCTCGACTTTCTTGTCCTTAAAGGCCGGAATCGGGTCCTTTTTCGCGTCCTTGGCCGGTTCTGCCGCTGGCGACGGGCTTGGAGCGGGCGCGACAGTAGGCGCTCGCATCCGTTCAGCCATGTATTCGGCCCGATTTTCCGACGTCACCACGTTGATCTGGCGGCGCTCGGACGCTGGACTCGGCGCTGGTGTGATTTCAGCCATAGAAGACTCCTTGCGCCATTTGGTTCTGCGGCTTGTCCGAATTGTGGGCGATCAGTTTCGCAAGATAGGCCCATTCGTTTCGATGTCCGCCCAGTGCACAAGTAAATTTCCTGCCATCCGGATACGTGACCTCAAAACAGGCTTCGCAAATGCTGCGGCTCCAGTGCCTTTGCTGAAAAGGCACGATTCTGGGCTTCACTGAGCTGCTCCATTGGCGCCCGCGGCGCGCTGGGCTTCCGATTCTTCGCGGTTGGCAGCCATCTCCAGCTGCCGTAGCTTCGACTCCTTGCCGGCTATCCATAGCGCCACCAGTCCCTTGATCTCCTCGACCCCTATCTTGCCCTGCTCGCGCATGGAGATATCGTGCTGCCAGGTCTTGTCCTCGATGATCTCGCGCAGCATTTCGGTATGCGCTTTCAGTTGCGCGCGCTCGGTCTCGCCACGCTGCCGGATCTGCTCGCGGTGCGACTCGCCGGCCTCGCGCACGCCCTCCACGTCCTGGCGCATCTTCGACAGCACGCCGGCCTGTTGCAGCTGCTGCCCGGCCGCCTGCAGCTGCTTCTGAAGCTGCGCGATCATCATCTGAGCCCGTGGAGGTATGTCTGATTTGTCGTCAATCTGCGCCAGAGGATTCGCCGCCGCCAGACGATCGGCGATGACATCAGATCCCGGGAAGTCCATGTTGCGGAAGAAGAGGTCCCCGGCAACATCCATCAGCTTGTTGTTCGGGCCCGCCAACATCGGCGCCATGGCTGTGACCGCTTCCTGCCGCTTCGAGTTGTAACCCGGACCGGTTTCCATGACCACGTCATATAGCCCCACCGTCAGGTCGTTTTTGAGCTTGCCCACCGCTTGGTCGTCGTTGATCGTCACCAGCGATGGCTTACCGTCGGCGCCGATGATGCGCATGATGCGCTTTTTGCCGTAGTAGGCCGGGATCCAGTCCAGAATGATGCGGCCGGTGTGCTTGATCGAGCGGGTCAGGTTGTCGTACAGGTGATACTGAGACATGTCCGACTGCTGCTGCTCGGCGTTGATCGCCTTGCCCGACATTGGGCCTTCGGTGCGGATGGCCGGATCGAACATGCCGGCCACGCGCTGCAGCGTGTCATGCGCCAGGGCGGCGGTGGCCATGGCGCCCTGCGGCGGCATCTCGGGCGCGATACGCTGCGGCTGTGGGATCGGGTTGCCAGCATCGTCAACATGCTTCCACTTCAGCAGCGGATAGGCCTTCACGTTGGCCATTTCCCACTCGCGCTGGTTGTCATCGACCGCATCGGCCGCCGCCAGCCATTTGGCTTTCGGGGCCAGAGCCACGAACTCGGTGATAGCCGTCTGCCAGTAGTTCTGCATCCGCGCCGGATCCTTCATCACGCGGACCATGCCGTAATGCATCTTGCGCCCGCTCACCGACACCGTGGCGGCGTACACCGGCACCACCGGGATGAAGCGGCCCGGCAGCGTGCGCTCCTCCAGCACCTGGGCGGCGGTGATCTTGTACCAGCGCACCCGCTTGCGCCATGAATCACGATTGCCCTTGATGTGAATGCCGGCCTTTTCGAGAGCTGCTTCGTCCGGAACTTCGTCATCCCACCAGGCGGTATCGTCGTCCAGATGCCACAGCTTCTGCTTCTCCCGGTCGATCCGGTAGAACTCGGCGATCCGGATCGAATCCTTGTCCATCCACTCGCCGGTCGGATCCCCCATAGCCCGGTGGGAGAAGTTCTGCTCATCGGCGCTCGGATAGCGTTCCCGGAACACGGCCTTCTTCATCTTGTCGGAGATCAGGCAGCGGGTCTGGTCCGAGCCATCGGGCGAGTCGGAATACGGATCGAAGCTCACCGCGAACGGGTTATGCACCGGCTTGATGAAGATGTCCTGCTCCATCGAGTCGTCGCGGCAGTAATCGCCGACCAGGCGCCAGTAGCCCCAGCCCATGCGCGCGGCGAACTCGCCCGCGATGTCATAGGCGCTGTCGGCATCGGACAGCTCCTGGATGTGGCGGCATATGCCGGTGATGACCTCGGCCACCTTGGCGTCGGATGCGTTGTTCACGCCATGGGCTTTGACGCGCGGGCGCTGCTGGCGCATCTGGTTCACGACCTGGCGCACGTACGTGTCGGTCTCGTTGATGGTGAACCAAGGACGTTCTTCCAGTTTGCGCGCGTTCTGCATCTGGGCAGTCCACTGCTCGCCCAGCGAGAAGCGCAGATCGTCCAGGCCTTCAGCGCGGTTGTTGGACGAATAGTCGTCGGCCTCGCGCATGAAGTCTACGGCGTCGTCGCAGATGGATTTGTCAGCCATCGCGCAGCCCAGACCCAAGTGGATTGCACGCCTCGATCACCGCATGCAGCCGCCGCAGTTCCTGCTGCAGGTAGCCCTCGGGCGCAGTCTTGGCGGTGAACCACAGGCCCTCATCCCCGGCCTGCTGATTCACCAACGCCAGAACGTCGGCCCAAGTGGTGGCAATGGAATCAGGCATTACGGCTTGAATCCCTGCCTCAGCGCCTCATCCGACACCTTCACCACGACGCCGCCCTTGCTCTGGCGCGATGGCAACTCCACAGGCCGGTCGGTAGGCGGCCGCATCGCGTTGGCGATCACCTGCTCATCGGTCAGGCGCCCCGGCTCTGGCTCCGGGGGCCGCTTGGCCTCTCGCGCGGCCTTCAGCCGCTGGCCCACTGCGGAACGTTGCTCGGCGCTCATCGAGCTGGCGCGCTTGGCGGCTTTCGGCGGGCGGCCGCGGCGCCGGGGCGGGATGATCTGCCCCGGCACGTTGCCGGCCATCAGCTGATCGATCTTGGCCTGCATCTCTCGAATCTGTTCCTGCATGTACTGCTTCTCGGCGTCGTCGCCTTCGTGCAGGGATTGTCCCGGAGGCGCTTTCCAGTCCTTCATCACCGATTGATTCAGCGCCATCGAGAGCGTCTCGTGCAACTTCTCGTAGCCGGATTCCATCTTGCAGTTGCCCTCGACGGCAAGGTTGCTCGGAATATGCGTCAGGCGCATGGCCCATGGCATCGAGGTCACGCCGGAGGCGTAGCGCTCGATGCGGATGTCGTTAGTTTTGAGCATCAGCGTTTCTCCACAACATACAGAATACGACTGCGGGCCGCGCGCCCTTCAAGGAAGGCGACACGCGCTTGTGACGCCATCAATCGAGCGAACTCTTCGGCTCTCATATTGTCACGACTCGCTAACTCCTCGATCGTAGCTTCATAACCGATGTTGTATTGAGCACCTTCGATCATCGTGTCATAGCGAGCCACAAAAGAGTCGCGTGCGATCACGTACATCACAACCACGCGCATGTCGTCCTGGAACCAGCACGGCTGACTCTCGATGGTCTGAAGATTTGAGCAATCAAGTACTGGCAGAGTCATCTTCGTCTCCGTTGTCGTCTTCGTCCGGTTCCGGAACGGGGTCGAACATCATCCGCGCGCCCTTAGGTGATTTGCGCAACTGCGCGAGCATGTTCGAATCCTCGTGTAGCGATTGGCCATGAATGCGACACCGCAGGCCGCACAAACGCGTTGCTCATCATCAATGCCTGAAGCACGACGCGCAGCGCTCTTGCAAGCATTGCTGCAATACTTGTCCACGTTGCCAAGTTTCTTCGCGATGAACCACCGCTGGCATTGCTCGCATTGCTTCGGTAGAGCCTCGAAGTTCGCATAAGCCAACGCGCCAATTTCTCGATGCTTTGCTCGACCCTTCGCGCTTGCATGCCATGATTTAGAAAGCGGGCGGATGCGATCCAAATGTTTCGATTGCTTTCTCTTCCGCTCTTCACTCCAAGGATGCTGCGCGAAATGTTCTGCAACTGGCAGGCATTCCAAATTGCTGGCGTTGTTATTTGCCGGATTTCCATCTTTGTGGTGGATGTGATGACCGTCTGGGATCGCGCCATGGTGATCCTCCCAAACACGTCGATGCAAATACGTTGTACCACCAACGCCGCCTCGAAAATAATTGCTACCAGCATAGCGCCTGTATTTCTTGCCGCGATAAATGATGGTTTCCATTCCATCATAGTATCAGAGTGCATCAAGCGGCCCATATTGCTGGTTCCCTGGGCTCTGTGATAGCCGGTTTAACGCGCTTTGCTCTTCTGGCTCCTTCCAGAGCGTATCTTAGCGCGTCTATTACGTTATTGTCTTCATCCGCCAGGATCGGGATCACGCGATTCGTGAGCGGATCGGTCTTGTAGGAGTACATCGTCAACTCATCGATCAGGTGCGCGCAGCGCGGATGCACCACGATATCGAAACTCTTGAGGAACTCGATGCCGTCCTCTAAACTCTTCGGCCCCTTGATCGCTGCGAAGATCTTCGGAAAGCCGTGCTTGCGCATGTGCGAGATAGTCTCCGGCCTGGCGCTGTCGGCGGTGATGGGCCACTTCTCGGCCTCCGGCACGCTCATGAAAAGCTCCGGCAGGTTGACGATCTCGCAGCCGATCATCCAGGCTTCGTAGTCGGCGTATAGACGATTTCCATCGATCCAGCATCGGATGAGAACAGAAGGATCCGTCGCGAAGCCCCAATCTGCGCCAAAGCGAAAAACAGTCCCGCTCCGAGCGTCGAATTCTTCCACTGTCCAATTACGAAAGACACGTGCTTCCGAATTGCGCTGGTACTGACCTTGCCAGACATGAGCGAACTTATCGGGATCTCTGCGGCGGTCATATTCCATCTCCTGCTTGAGCACTTCCGGCAGCCACGGATTGTCGTGCCAGTTGGTCTCGACAATCTTGAGGTCCGGTGGCGGCTCGTCTCCGCGCAGCAACGCATCGATCGGATCGGTCGGCTGCTCCGGATTCCAACTGAACCATAGCTCGGAGCCATCCTTGCGGATCGTCGGGCGCAACAGGTCTAGGGAGCGCTGGCTGCACTTGTGCGCCTCCTCGAACCAGGCGATATCGAAGCCTTCGAGCGACTTGATGGAGTCGGCCGTGTAGTTCTGCATCCCTTCGAAGATGATGACGCCGCCGCGCTTGGACTTGATCTGTACGTCCTGCACCTCGAACATGCTGCCGACGTTCAGGGACTCGATCTTGAGTTCCAGCAGCTTCTTGACCGATTGCTTGAGCGACTTCTGGTTCTCGCGCAGGCAAACCGCATCGATCTTGCGGGCGGCCGACAAGGCGATCAGATACTCTGCGAAGAAGTGCGATTTGGCGGCGCCGCGGCCACCGTGCGCGCCCTTGTAGCGCGCCGGCTCCAAGAGCGGGCGGAAGACTTTGGCGACGTTGATATCGAGGATCATTCAACTATGCGGAAATTTACTTCATGCACGA